GCCTGTTCCTAATTGGAGAAAGAAAGACCCAGAGTGGTGGATTAATTACTTAAAAAGTTTAAACATCGACCCTAGAAACCCATGATACATCAAATAGGTCACATAGCAGCAGCAACACTTAACAACCCATTTGGAATTGGTACACTGGGACTCATGCTAGTTACCGTCCCAATCATAGGTATGGATTTAGTTCATAAAAATAATTGGCAGCACTGGCAACCGTTTGACAGAAAACACAAATAATAGTATCATTGAATGTATTGACGAGGTGTAGCTCAGTTTGGTAGAGCACTCGCTTTGGGAGCGAGATGCCGCAGGTTCAAATCCTGTCACCTCGATTGTCCACCAGGATGACACATTATGCTTTTATTAGAGGGAAAAGTTAAATCAGTCCATGATTTTGAGAATGCTGATGAAGTTCTCATTGTGTATCATGATAAAGTTACTGCTGGTAATGGTGAGAAAGAAGATTATCCTGCAGGAAAGGGATCATTGTGTTGTCAAATCTCATCAATTCTGTTTGAAAAGTTAGCAGATCTAGGAATTAGAAATCATTACATTAGACAACTAGGTCCTAACAAAATGATTTGTAAGAAGGTAAATATACTTCCATTGGAAGTTATTGTAAGAAACAGAGCAGCAGGTTCAATAGTAAGAACTACAACAATTCAAGAGGGACAACCAATTATTCCTGCTATTGTTGAGTTCTTCCTTAAAGATGACTCAAAGCATGATCCATTACTTACACCAGATAGAGTAAAGTTGATGGGTATTGATCCTAAACCCCTTCAAGAACAGGCATCAATCATCAATGAACTTCTTCTTAACATATTTAATCTCATAGGTATGGACTTGATTGATTTCAAAATTGAATTTGGTATTGATAATCATGGAGAATTGCTTCTTGCTGATGAGATATCTCCTGACTCAATGAGACTATGGTCTAAGGAAAATCAAGATAGATTTGATAAGGATTTGTTTAGATTGGATGAGGGAGATTTGGTCCCAGCATACAGAACAATTCTTGAAAAATTACAATTATTTGTTTGACATATATACATCAACTATGGAATACTTTTCTGTGGAATACTGGCAGGAAAACTGGGAAACTCTAATGAATAGAGTGGAGAATGGGGAAACAATTGGCGTAGAGAATGAGAATGGAAATAGGGCAGTTATGATACCAGCGGATGAAGAACTCATACGCATCTATAGAGACCTCAATAATGAGGCATCTTAAGGGATTGTCGCATATTGGTTAATGCCCACTGCTTATAACGGTGTGAACTGGGTTCAATTCCCAGCAGTCCTACCAGGGGGTTTAGCAATCTGGTGAATGCAGTAAACTCATAATTTACCTAAGGTGAGTTCAATTCTCACAACCCCTATTGGACAGTTTCAATGCTGTCCTCTTGACCTAAACAGTCAATCATCATAGAATAACAAGGTATTCAAACAAGGCAATGACTATCACTTCCAAGTTCAAAAAGGACATCAACACTCTTCAGTGTGCTGTTGCTGGAGACTTCTTCTTGGATGTAAAGAATCCAAAACTTTACAAAAAGGTTCGCAAGTTTTATGAAAATAGTGGAGTGGTCTTTTCAGGTGACCCACTTGATGACTATGATATCCTTCTTGATTACCTTGCTTCTGATCTCAATACTGTGGCATGAAAATTCTTCTAGAACAATTCCCCTATCGTTATGTTGAGAAAGGCACTATTGAACTCAATGGTATGCCTGACTACAGGATCCAAAAAGTAGATTCCTATACTGGTAAATACAAAGACATGTATCTTTGTGATAATCAGATGCAGTTACTTACTGCTATGGAAGACTTTGAATATACCAAATGGTTAGATCCTGATGGTGTTCCTTGTTATGTCAAAGATGTAGCAAGTAGAGTATTCTAATGTTCAATGAAGATGCCATCAATCTAACATTTGTTCATCCTTGGATGACAGTATCTGATGCAAATCTTCTACTAGAAGATGCCTTCAATAGGTTTAAATCACACAAGAGGTATCATGGATGGAAGACAGTTCAGACACTGATGAATATTAGTTATGGCATCTATCAAAGAGAATCTGAAGAGAACTTGAGGGTAAGAATAGATCTTATCAAGTCACGGATGGACTCAAACAGCACTGGTCGGGAAACCCCTTAGAGTTTCTTGCTTCTCTTTAAAGAGTAAGTGGCGTGCATGGACCTTTATTAAGCAGGGTGGGGAAACCTACTCTGCTTTTTTTCTAAATAGATGCAGTCTTATTAACTTGAAAAATGGCAGCAAGAGGATCAGCAGCTAAGTCTGCTAGTGGGGCAGCAATGTCCAAGTATGATGTAGAAGTTGAAGCAAGATTGAGAGCATTGGAAGCAAAGGTGGAAGAACTTAAGTCAGCACCTGCTCCTGAGGCACCAGCAGCACCTGCTCCTGAGGCACCAGCAGCATCTGCTGATGTTGACATTCTCTGGAAAATTGTAAAGGTTATGGAACCAAACTTTGATTATCTTGTCAAAAAATTTGGTGGTTGATATAATTACAGTATAAATTGGATTTACTATGGCTCAGTATGTAAAAAAAGCGCTAGTTCTTGGCGCTGGTGGATTCATTGGAAGTCACATGGTCAAGAGATTGCGTGAAGAAGGATATTGGGTGAGGGGTGTTGATGTAAAACACCCTGAATTCAGTAAGTCTGCAGCGAATGAATTTGTTGTAGGAGATCTTACAGATAAGAGATTTGTAGAGAGAGTTCTAGAATATAAGGGTGATAGGGGTAATTTCTATCACTCTGTTCCAACAAGATATATTCAACCCTTTGATGAAATCTATCAGTTTGCTGCTGATATGGGTGGTGCTGGATATATTTTCACAGGAGATCATGATGCTGATGTGATGCATAATAGTGTCACAATCAATCTTAATGTGCTTGAGTCACAGAAAGAGATGAATGAAAGGTATGGTAAGAATAGAACTAAGATTTTCTACTCTAGTTCTGCCTGTGCTTATCCAGAGTTTAATCAATTGGATCCTGATAATCCCAATTGTAGTGAAGATTCAGCATACCCTGCACAACCTGATAGTGAATATGGATGGGAAAAACTTTTCTCTGAGAGATTATACTTTGCGTATAATCGTAATCATGGTATTCCTGTTAGGGTTGCTAGATATCACAACATTTTTGGTCCAGAGGGAACCTGGGATGGAGGACGTGAGAAAGCACCAGCAGCAATCTGTAGAAAGGTTGCAGCTCTCCCAGAAGAGGGTGGCGCTATTGAGGTGTGGGGAGATGGCTTACAGACTAGATCCTTCTTGTTTGTCACTGAATGTGTGGAAGCAACCAGAAGGTTGATGGACTCAGACTTCATGGGACCTGTGAATATTGGTTCTGAGGAGATGGTTACAATTAATCAACTAGTTGACACTGCTGCTAAGGTGGCAGGTAAAGATGTTCAGAAGATTCACATTGATGGACCTCTTGGTGTTCGTGGACGCAACTCTGACAATAACCTTATCAGAGAAAAACTTGATTGGGACTATACAATGACCCTTGAAGAAGGCATTGCTAGTACATATGCATGGATCAATGAACAACTGACTGAAAAACTTGCACGATCATAATGACAATTGGATTTAATTATCTTGGCAAACTGGGACAACTTGGTAATCAAATGTTCCAGTATGCTGCAACCCTTGGTGTTGCTCGCTACACTGGTGTTACATTTAGTATTCCAAACCATCAAGAGGTATTTGATGATGGGATTGGTAACAAATTAAGGATTGAACTGTTTGATTGCTTTAACATCAACCCAGAAAATACTGGTATTGTGAATACAGAATATATTCTCCAAGAAAAAGGATTTGAATTTGATCCTACTATTCTTCATAGTAGTAGACAGGTTGACTATACTCTTTATGGTTTCTTTCAGACAGAGAAATACTTTAAGCACTGTGCTAGAGAGATTAGAGAAGAGCAATTTACATTCAAAAAACACATTATTGATGAGTGTAAGGAGATTATTGAGGAGTGTTTTGAAGATCCCATTGCACTTCACATACGTAGAGGTGACTTCTTAATCAACTCTGCTAATCATCACAATCAAACTCTTGATTATTATGAGGAAGCTCTTAGTAAGTTTGATGTAAAGAGGCAGGTTGTCATCTTTAGTGATGATCCAAAGTGGTGCATGGAACAAGAAATGTTCAGTGGAGATAGATTCCTTGTGTCAGAGGCAACTGGACCATATCATGACCTCTATCTAATGACTCAGTGTAGTGACTTCATTATTGCTAACTCATCATTCTCTTGGTGGGGTGCTTGGTTAGCAAACAAAGGTAAGGTGATTGCTCCTAAGAAGTGGTTTGGTCCAAATAATGCACATTTAAATACTAAAGATCTTTACTGTAAGGGTTGGGAAGTCATATGAGTCCTAAGAAACTGTCAATTGCTATCCCCTCGTGGGGATCATATGGAAAAGGTGATGAGTTTATTGATGACCTTCTAAGGACCATTGAGATACAAACATTTAAGAACTTTGAAGTTTGTATCTCTGACCATTGTAAAGATGATATGGTTCTTGAAGTTGTTCAAAAGTTTTCAAAGAAATTTAAAATTAAGTATTTGAAGAATACAAAGGACCATGGTAATGGTCCTGCAAATACTAATAAAGCAATAGACATGTGTGAGGGTGAAGTCATCAAGGTAATGTTCCAAGATGACTTCTTTTATGATGATGAAGCATTGGAAAAGATCTATACATCATTGCACAATAGTGATAGAATGTGGTTGTTGAATGGTTGCAACCATACCTATGATGATGGATGGAATTTTGTCAATGAAATGAATCCATCATGGAATCCCAGATTACTAGAGGGTGTAAACACAATCAGTGCTCCATCTGTTCTTGCTTTTAAGAAAGGTGTGACCAATAGATTTGATAAAAACCTTACATACTTTATGGATTGTGAGTTCTACTATGGGATGTATGAAAGGTATGGTGAACCAATCTACTTGAATGATTGTCTTATTACTAACAGAGTTGGTGAATATTCTGTGACCACTAACGTTTCTCATAAGAATAGAGACTTTTATGTAGAGAAAGAAACAAAATACTGTAAGGAAAAGTATGACCTTATCAATTCATGAAGAACCCTTTGATCATTGGATTATTGATGACTTCTTTTCTCCTGATAAAGCACAAAAGATAACTGAAAACTTCCCTGCTTATGATGATGAGAGGTGGTACTTTTACAAAAATCCAATTGAAAATAAGAAGACACTGCAAGACTGGTTGAGATTTCCTCCAGAGATCTATCAGACACTACAGGACTTGTGCTCTAATGATTTCATTGAGACTATCAAGTCAATGACTGGTATCAAAAACTTATATCCAGACTATGGATTGCATGGTGGTGGTCTTCATATGCATGGTAGGGGTGGCAATCTAAACATCCACAAGGATTATTCAATTCATCCTAGATTGAAGATGCAGAGAAAACTCAATCTAATAGTGTACATGTCTGATAATTGGGATCCTTCCTGGGGTGGTGGTCTTGAACTATGGTCAAACAACCCAGAAACAAATAGACCAAAAGAGTTAGTCAGAACAATTGAACCAAAGTTCAATAGAGCAATTTTATTTGATACCACACAGAATTCATGGCATGGATTACCCAAACCACTTTCTTGTCCAGAGGGTAAATATAGAAAAAGTCTTGCAGTCTATTATCTAACTGATGTAGATGAGAACACTGAGGAGAGATACAGGGCACTATTTGTACCAACAGAGGAGCAATTGACTGACCCTAATATAATTAAATTATGTAAGGAGAGGTCTAAGTGAAGATAGCAGTTGTTACATCATCAATTGGAACGAATGAATTGATCAAACCAGTACCATTTAAGGGTGTGGACTATCATGCGTTTGTGGATAAGTCCCCTGCAAATGGATGGAATGTTCATCCTGTGCTACCATTCTCATCAGATCCTACTTACAAGAATAGAAGGAATGCAAAGGTTTATAAGGTTCTTCCCTTTGCTTTTCTTCCTGACTATGACTACTATTTTTGGGTTGACTCCACACATATTCTTGAATCTGACCCCTATGAGGTCATTGATAAATATCTGAGCAATAGTGATGTTGCAGTATTCAAGCACCCTGTTCAGAACTGTGTGTATGATGAAGGGAAGGAAGTCATAAGAATCAACTTTGATCATGCAAACTTAGTTGAGGATCAACTTGATTTTTACAGGCACATGTGCTACCCTGAGCACAATGGACTGTATGAACTACCAGTAAGAGCACAGAGAAACACACCATTGACCCAGAGAATGGGATGGATGTGGTGGGAACAAATCTGTATGTTCTCTTCAAGAGATCAGATTAGTTTTCCATTCGTATGTGAACAACTTGGTATCAAACCAAGCATCCTTCCTGGCAGAGCAAACACAATCAGAGGCAATAAAATAATGCCTCAAATAGTCTATTCAAACCATAGTAGAACATCATGAACATCTTAGAACAGATTGCAGCAAAGGCACAGAGAGGTGACACAGGAATGTCTCTCCATTATGGATTTCTGTATTCCTGTATTGTAGGTATGGAATCTAAAAGTGTCTTTGAATTTGGCAGTGGATTCTCAACACATGTTATTCTTCATGCACTTGAGAAGACTGGTGGAACTCTGACTAGTTGTGATGTTACTAACTACAGTGATAATCCTAATGTCACTGACTTTACAAAGAATAGTAAGAGATGGAACTTCTACCATGGTAATAGCAATGAATTGTTTGCTGATGATGTAGAGTTTGATCAATATGATGTGATTCTCCATGATGGATCTCATATTGGAAGTGAAGTTTTGGTAGATTTGAACAACATCTACCCCTATCTAAAGCATGATGGCATTTTGATTACTCATGATACAAGGCATCATACCCTTGGTGTGGGTATGATGGGTGCTGCTGAAGAGTTTGCAAAGGATAAAGATCTTGATATGTGTACTCTACCTTATGGATATGGTTTGACTTTCTTTAGAAACAAAGGCAATATTGAAAATCCAGTGAACCTGACTTGGAGGAAGCGTTCATGAAGGCATTATTCTGTGAGCACCCTAATAAACCATTGAGAGGTGGTTATTGCTCTTATTACAGTGAGATCTTTCATGCTTTGAAGGACATATTTGATCTAGATCCTAATTGTAGTATTGATCATAAGAACTTTATTCCTAGAAAAACTAGTGAATTTGGTAATTATGATGTTGTTTTCTTGGGATTTGGACACACTGATTGTAGTGATGGCAAACCAGCATCACTTGAAAGAGACAGCAATCATAAGTTATTCCCTATTCTTAACAAGGAATACACAGGTCTAAAGAATAAACTAGACTGGATCAGAGAGATGAGAGCAACTGCTGCTCTCAGTGTTCATCATGATGTAGATAAGTTCATGTCTCAGACTAGTATTCCATTCTACAGAATTATGTGGTCTGCCAACAGAAATCAATTCAAAAATTATGGTGGAGACTATGAGCATGACTTGTTTTTCTCTGGCGTAACAAGACCTGAACAGTCTGAAAACCTTAGAGAAAGAGTTCTATTAGAATTAGATAGACTCAATGGTGATCTAGGTAATTTTATTAATGCAAGGTCACATAGAAATAACTATGCTGGCACCATGTTTTCTGATGATGAGTATGCAAGGCACCTCTCTAATTCAAAACTTTGTCTTGTAACCACTGGTCCTGCAGATCTTGTAGGCACTAGATACTTTGAAATTTTTTCTGCTAATAGAAGTCTTATCCTTTGCAATAGGATGAATGAAAAGGTTTATGATGACATGATGATTGATGGTGTCAACTGTGTTATGTTCTCAACAGTTGATGAATTCTATGATAAAGCAAATTATTATCTCAAGAATGAAGAAGAAAGAATGGAGATTGTCAACAATGCTTACAATATTTTTAATAAAAGATTGACTTGGGATACAAGAGCATATGAAATTAAGCAGATTGTTGAGAAACACACATGAAGATAGCATCTATCATAGTATAATCACAAAGTATAGGTTAGGTTTATGCAAAAAGTTTATGTAATTGCTGAGATTGGAATCAATCACAATGGTTCTGAAAATCATGCAAGAAAATTAATTGATCAAGCATATAGGTCAGGTTGTCATGCAGTTAAGTTTCAAAAAAGAAACCCTGATTTGTGTGTTCCAGAAGCTCAAAAAGATTTAAAAAGAGAAACACCATGGGGTGTTATGACTTATCTTGAGTATAAGTGGAAGATTGAATTTAGTGTAGAGCAATATCAATCACTTAGGAAATACACTAAGTCTCTTGGTATGGATTTTATTGTCTCCTGTTGGGATGAACAAAGTGTAGATGATATTGAAAATAATGTTGAGGTTGACTATCATAAGGTAGCATCAGCACTTGTGACAGACATCTCTTTCCTAGAAAAACTTGCTTCTACAGGTAAACCTACTATCCTGTCCACTGGCATGTGTACTCCTGAACAGGTTGATGCTGCTGTGAAAGCACTTGGTCCTAGTCTTAAGTACGTTCTTGCATGTACCAGCACCTATCCATCCTCTGTTGATGAAGTAAATCTGAAATACATTCACACCCTGAAGGATACTTATCCAAATATCAAAGCAGGATTCTCTAATCACCACAGTGGATTAGTTGCTTGTCTTGGTGCTACTGCTCTTGGATCAGAATGTATTGAGTTTCATATCACTGATGACAGAACACAGTTTGGAACAGATCAAGCATCATCAATTGAACACAGTGATGAACTTGTAAGGCAAATTAATATTCTTTCTACAATGCTTGGAGATGGTGTGAAAAAAGTATATGATAGTGAGATCCCTATCATGAAAAAACTTAGAAACAATGGATAGAAAAATCTATTGTTTTGATATTGATGGCACTATCTGCAACAATACCTGGGGTAACTATGAGGAAGCTCAACCATGGATGAATAGAATCAAACATGTCAATAATCTATATGATGAGGGTCACTATATAATATACATGACTGCTAGGGGTGCCAGTAAGTGGGATCCCAGTTTTGGTGTTCCTGCTGGTGCTGATACTAAGGTTGACTTTGATAAAATGTTTAACTTTACAGACAACCAATTGAAAGGTTGGGGATGTAAGTATCAAGAACTAAGACTTGGTAAACCTAATGCTGATTATTACGTAGATGACAGAGCTGTAACTGATGGACACTTCTTTAGTTAAGTTTGTTCCTAAGATATGGGGGTATGAAAAGTGGATTGCTAACAATGAAGAATATTGTGGTAAGTTGCTTTTCATTATTAAAGGTAAGATGTCTTCATGGCATTATCACGAATTAAAAAGAGAAACCTTTTACATACAATCAGGATCAATTAAATTATTATACTCTCAAGGAGATTCTATTGAGGACTCAGAGAGTATAATTTTGACACGTGGTGATAAAGTTGATTTACCAAGAGGAACAAGACATAGACTTATTGCTTTAGAAGATACTGAGTTGTTTGAATTCTCTACTCAGCATTTTGATGATGACTCACATAGATTAATTTTTGGAGGATAATGGAAGTTACTATTTTGGGCAGAGGTGAATCTCTCAAAAAACTTGATAAGTTTGAATCAGATTTTACTGATGTAATTTTAATTAATGAGTGGTGGCAATCACCTAGAAACCCATGTGAATACTATAAAGTCCCTGAAGTCTCTAACTTCATTACTGGAAAAGATCTCACCCTTATTTGCACACCTTGTATTGGTGATTTGTCATCACTAATTAAAGGCATTGAGACAGATCATAATGTCAAGAACAAATTTAATACAGTTTTCCCTCCTGGTTCTGGTACAGATAGAGATTGCCCTGCTCAAGGTAATTTTAGTTGCTTCCCCTCAGAGTGTGTAGAGGATTACAAATATGCTCATCTGAGTGGTAAACTTAAGCAGGGAGATAGTTATCCAGGTGTTTGGCCACATGGATGTGTTAGAGGTTCTCTAGCATGGGGTATCATGCTTGCAATCAACTTCTATAACGCAGACAAGGTAAATATCTTTGGTCTTGATTTCTATGAAAAGGAATATCTTGTTCCACAGAAACATGACTATGAGATTGAGAAGAAGCAATGTCAGTCAATCAAAGATGATTACTCACGATTGTTTAAATTTTACAACAAAGTAGAATTCTCAATATACACCTTATCATCTTATAATCCTGATATAGAAAATGTCACAATCTTTTGAATCTGTAAAGAAATATCTTCCATACTTCTTTGATGTAACCACAAACTATTACTATAGAAACCCTGAAAATAGGGATAAAATCCTTTCTGGTGGTAATGAGATGAGACCGTCAAAGAAGGAAGGCAAATATAAAGTCTTTACCTTTGCTGATAGGCATAGGGAAAGAGAAGTTAATATGAAAGTATTCAAGGATAAGATTGAGAAGTATCCTATCATTGATGAAGTAAAGGTATTCAATCTTTCTGATGTTGATCCAAACTACATTAAAGAGCATCAATCATTATTTGATGATAGTCGTGTATTTCCTTGGGCAGCAAAGGCATACTTGATGCACAAAGGTCTACAGGAGTGTGATGATGGTGATGTCATCTTTTGGATTGATAGTGACATCAGAGATTTGAAAGAGGATGGAGTTGAGAATCTTTTTAATCTTGCAAACAATTCAGAAAAAGGTATTGTAGGATTTCATAGTGACTGGTGGTTAGAAAGATTGTTTACTAAGAATGATCTTTACAAACATTTCAATATCACTGACTCACTTTACTGGGACACCAATCAAGCATATGGTGGTATCTTCCTAGTAAAGAAGAATGAGTACACTGTAAAATTCTTCCAAGAATTATTTGACACATGGAGTATAATTAGATTGATGGACTATTCTCCATCAACTAGTAAAGAGAGTGTTCATTTTATCAAACATCAGAATGATCAGTCTATACTGTCTCTGATGTTCAAGATATATAATATCAAGACATTTCCTCTCCCCCTGTATGATTGCTACAAGACAAATGTCATAGCATTACACAGTGGATACTTTGAAGAGGGTGTGGTTCTTCCACTGGTCTGGGAATCTTGTTGGCACAATGTCACATATAAACAAATGTGGGACAATTGTAATATGAAATTCAATAAGATGGTTTCTCCAACAGAGTGTCTTTCAATGTCAACAGATAATTATGAATTATGATTAGAAGTATTGTAACTGGTGGATGTGGATTTATTGGATCTCATCTTGTTAATAGACTGATTGATTTAGGTCATGAGGTTATTGTGCTGGATAGAGTTCAACATCATAATCCAAATCCTAAAGCAACATATTATCTTGTTGATCTTATTGAAAATTACACAAAGTATGTTCACCTTTTTGATAGTGTGAACAACGTATTTCATATGGCAGCTGAGGTTGCCATCACATATTGTGTTGAAAAACCCAATGAAAGTATGGCAAACAATATGTTGTCAACTATGAATGTGTTGGAGTGTTGTAGGATTCATAATGTAGATAGAGCTATATTCTCATCTACTTGTGCTGTGTATGGTAATACATTGTTTAATCCTAGTTATGAAACAAATAGGATAGATTGTTTGAATACTTACTCAATTTCAAAGTATTCTGGAGAGATGTTGTTTAAGATGTATTATGAACTTTATGGTCTCAAGACAGTGATGTTTAGATACTTTAATGTGTATGGTGAGGGACAGCATCAGTCAGGACAGTATGCTCCTGTTATGTCTATCTTTAAAAGACAGAAAGAAAACAAAGAACCACTTTCAATTGTAGAACCTGGATATCAAACAAGAGACTTTGTTCATGTATCTGATGTCGTGTATGCTAATGTTCTTGCCTCTCAAAGAGAACTTGAAACATATGGTGAGGTATTCAATATTGGAACTGGCGAGGGAACTGAAATTCAAACTATTGCTGATTTGATCTCTGATTATCAAATCACAATTCCTGCTAGACAAGGTGAGGTTATTCATTCCAGAGCAAACATTGATAAGGTTAATAAGACTCTTGGATGGAAGTGGAGTATTAAAGTTGTTGATTGGATTAAGAAAAATTTAAAATGAAAAAAATCACTATTAACCTTTCATTTTACAATCAAAGTGATATTTTGATTGAACAAGTTAATTCTTGGAAAGCCTGGAGAAAAGAAGTAAGAGATCAATATTCTTTCTGTATTATTGATGATGGAAGTAAAATTCCTGCTACAGAAGTTCTCAAGGATGAAGATCTTTCTGAACTTGACCTTTCTATCTTGAGGGTTAAGGAAGATCTTAAATGGAATATTGCAGGTGTCAGGAACCTCTCAGCACAGGAGTGTGCCACTGAATGGATGATGATCCTAGACATGGATTGTTTTGTCCCTCAGGAGACTGCAGAAGGTATGCTGCAACTTGCAAATCTTGGTGGACCAAATGCCTATAAGTTCACACGCAGAACCAAAAATCCAAATCACCCAAAGCATGGTGATCCTCACCCTGCTATCTGCATTATACGTAAAGAGGATTATTGGAACATTGGTGGGTGTGAAGAGGACCTTGTGGGACAATATGGATATACTGATCCATCATTCTGGTGGAGATCACAGGGTAAAATTAATATCATGATTACTCAACTCCCTCTTGATTATATTGATGAGGCAGAGGTGATTGATGATCAAAAGTTTAATCATCCAAATAGAAATCTCTTTGAAGAAAGAAAGAGAACTGGTAAATGGTCAACTGACTTTGTGAGGTTTAAATGGGAGAAAGCCTACTGATGGATAAAAACAAAGCAGCATATAAACTTCAGGACATGGGACCAGTCTATGTCATCAATCTTGATGGGCAACCAGAAAGATGGAAGTATATGGAGGACCAATTAAAGTATTGGGAAGTGACTGACTATGAAAGAATCTCTGCTTTTGATGGTAGAGATGATGATTTAGGTCATATTTTAAAAGGAAGGTATCCTGGTTTTATGACTCCTGGTGAGATTGGTTGTACTACCTCTCATCTTAAAGCGATTAAAAAGTTTTATGAGGAGACTGATAAACCATATGCAATCATGATGGAAGATGATTGTGATATTGGTATTGCAAAGTATTGGACATTTACATGGAAAGATGTTATTGCTAAACTTCCTTATGATTGGGATGTAGTACAAATTGCCATCATTTGCACTGGAGATATTTTCACCAAGATTCACAAGAGATTTGTAAATGAGTTCTCTACTGCATGTTATATCATTACCAGACATCATGCGAAGAAACTTATAGATTTACACTGTAGAGGGGATAAGTTCAAACTAGATAATGGCGTCAGACCAAGACCAGTAGCAGATGACCTTATCTATAACTCAGGCAACACCTATGCTGTTCCTCTTCTTCTTTATCGCATTGAATTGGGGTCCAGTATCCACCCTGAACATATTGACGCATTTCACAAAGGGAACTATGATGCTCAAATGAACTGGTGGTCCCAAGCAGGGGCACAGCAGTCCATAAATGATATGATGGACTTTGATCCATATCTTGGGAGAATTGCTCCATCACAGTCACAGGGTGATAACCCTACTTAGTTGACAAGAGTTGACTTGTCTGCTATATAAATACTTATCCTTTTGCTTTTCAGTAATTTCTGAAACAAAAGGTAAGATACAGAACCTTGTCGAGGTTCTTTTCATCTGTGGGTAACCATTCCACAAGTAAAAATAGAGGTAAAAATGATTAAATCCGCACTCGCAGCTACTGCTGCTCTGTCCATGTCCGCAGGTGCTGCTGTTGCAGGACCATATGTAAATGTAGAAACCAATGCTGGTTGGGTTGGTAATGATTATTCTGGTGCCACAACTGACATTCATGTAGGCTATGAAGGTGCTCTGGGTGAAGAAGGTGCCTCCTACTATGTCCAGGCTGGCCCTGCCATTGTTGCTGTTGATGGTGAAGACACTGACGTAGAATTCTCTGGTAAGGCTGGAATTGGATTCGCTGTTTCTGATGACCTATCTGCATATGGTGAGGTTTCCTTCCTCACTGCTGATTCTGATGATGACTTTGGTTTTGGTGGTAAGCTCGGAGTTAAGTACAACTTCTGATATCTGATATCTTAATATCCTAACCTCCTCTTTATGGGGAGGTTTTTTTATGATTAAATTTGGTTTAAGCATGTTAAAATAGTGAGGTCATTCTAGACTTAATGAAAAAAGCATTCCTTGCTGCTCTTATAGCAGTTCCTTTCCTTGCTTCTTGTGGAGCATCAGATTCAAGTAAGACTTTTAAATTGAATGGTGCAGGAGCTACATTCCCTGCTTCACTGTATAACTATTGGCTTATGACGTTTTCCAAGGAAACTGGAAACCGAGTCAACTATCAAGCGGTTGGTAGTGGTGCTGGTGTACGTCAGTTCAAGGCTAATACTATTGACTTTGGTGCCTCTGATGGTGCTGTAAAGGACAAAGACCTTCCTCCCTCTGGTATGGTTCAAATCCCCATGACTGGTGGTGCTATTGTCCCTGCATACTTCAACCCAGAGTGTGAAGAAGTAAAGATGACTCAGACACAACTTGCTGATGTCTATCTTGGTAAGATTAACAACTGGAAAGAGTTTGGTTGTCCTGATCGTGATATCCTTGTGGTCTATCGTTCAGATGGTTCAGGCACTACCAAAGGATTTACTAACTCATTGTCTGCATTCTCCCCTGAATGGAAGAAGAATGTGGGTACAGGTAAGGCAGTTAGTTGGCCTGTTGGTGTTGGTGCAAAAGGAAACTCTGGTGTAGCAGCACAGGTACAAGGTCAGTTTGGTGCTCTTGGATATGTTAATTATGGATATGTGAAGAATGATAAGAGTGGTAAGCTAAAACAAGTCTCCCTACAAAACAAAGCAGGTAACTTTGTTACAGCAAATGCAGAGACCTCTTCTGCTGGTCTTTCTAAGATTGTCTTGGATGATAAACTGAGAGGAGCAGATCCCAATCCAGAAGGTGCTAACTCCTATCCTATTGTTTCATTAACTTGGATCCTTGCTTATCCTGAATCCAAACCTGGTGTGAAGGAAACTCTACGTTATATGTTGAGTGAAGAGACCCAGGCAAAGTCTGATTCTCTAGGTTTTGTTCCTTTACCAGAAGACCTACGTCAAAAGTCCCTTAAAGCAGTAGAAACAATCAATGAAGAAGAAAGTTAAGAAGATGCTGGAATGGTTCTATGATGACTCTGATAGGGGTCAACAGAACATTTCAGAGATGCAAGACATCTATACTCTGGTTGAGAAGCTTCAATACAGGATAGAAGCATTAGAGAATGAACACATGCTTGTTCTCAAAGAGTTAGGAAAGATACAATCTCAGACTGATGAGGCTTGACAGCCTCATTTTTTTTATATATAATATGTAAAGATTTATAACACATTGTAAAATGACTGTTACAACCAATGAGTTTGGTCAACAAAATATGTTTGCCAAAGAACCTCAAATGTATGTGTCAAAAACAGATGCTGAGCGTTATGGATACGAGACCTACGCTGAGAAGGCAGAGAAGTTGAATGGACGCACTGCTATGCTTGGATTTGTTGCTGCTCTTGTCAGCTATACTTTTAGTGGTAGTGTATTTTTCTTTGGTGCCTTTGGATTCTGATGACTGAAATCCTCTGGACTACAACCACAATTGCATTCCTAGTTCTGCTAGGATACTCTGTACAACAACTTGCTGAGACCTACTAATGCCTGACTTAATTGAACTTCTAACTTACTATGTGATTGTGCTGCTCCTCTTTGTGGGAGCACCAGGAGTTTTCTTTTTTATTGTATTCATGCCTGCCCTTCAGAATACTAAGGGACGAATGGTAGGTTACAGTGATCACAAGACCTATGGAGACTCCTCCATCTACGAAAATACACCCAGTGATCAGCTCAACTACACCTTACAAATTGGCGGAAATAATCCGTGACACTTATCCAAACTTATTTTATTTAAAGGAGATAAAACCATGTTCAACGAAAAAGCAGAAAGACTCAATGGATGGGCAGCAATGATTGGTGTCATTGCAGCAATGGGCAGTTATGCTGCCACAGGTCAACTTATCCCTGGAGTATGGTGAACGATATGTTACTCATAGCCACATCACTGGTAGGAGGGTTTATATTTGCTGCCCTATTGACAGATGATGTTGATGATGATGACAATGGACCTGACTCAGGTTTGATGCAACCAGTATATCAAGGACAGGGGACCTAAAAAGTCCCTTTTTTTCTAAATATTTTTAACTGCTTGCTGTAAATGTCAGACCAAATGAAAGAAGAAACCAAGAAAGGTCCTCTTGGAAAACTCAAAGATAAGATTGAGGATTCTGAGGAACAACTTGCTATTCTTTCTACCTTTGTTAGATTAGGAATTTTAGTATGGTCTGGTGGTATTTTGACTCTTGCATATATTAAATTACCACCTGCTCTGGGCATTCCAGAGCAGAAGCTGGATCCAACTTTTATCGCCAGTGTCTTTACCGGAGTTTTAGCTACATTTGGGGTTCAGACAGCAAAGAAAAATGGTGAAAAGGCAAATGGTGGTGGAGGTATCACTAAAGAACAGATGGAGAGACTGATTGAAAAGGCAGCACAAACTGCCCCTACTCAAACCATCAGAATTGAGCAGGCACCAGTCAAAGTTGTAACAGATTCAGATCAACCACCTTACAAAATGTAAGGTTAGCAGGTCATAACATAATTAATTTTTGTATGTATATTATACCTACATATCTTTAGATGGTGTAGAATTAAAGTAAGTGTCAGAGTATAATGTCTCATAGATTTGAGGAGATAAAACCAGTGCATCATCCAACTAAGGATGAAGTGCAGGAGATGATTGATGCTGCTATAAAACAGCACAATCACACTGCTTCAATTATCAGTGCAATCTTGGGTACTATTGTCCTTGCTTTATTCCTTGATGGTCTATTAAGACTTCTTGGTATTGTTCCACCATTTATGGGCATTGATATTAGTATTATCAAAGGAATAGTGGAGAAGATTAAATGAAGGTTGGAATTATAGGACTTGGCAGAATGGGTCTAGGCATGTCTCGTCGTATGATGAGGGATGGTATTGAAGTCTGGGGTTACAGAAGAAATTATGAGAAAGCCCAAGAAGCATATGAAAATGGTTATGTAGATGGTGTAACAATAGACATTAAGACTCTTGTACAAACTGTCAGGATTCATGGTCCTGGTATCTTCATGATGGTTGTACCAGCAGAAACAGTGGAGGATACTCTCAATGAGCTTTTACTTGATTGTTGTGAGGGTGATATTATTATTGATCATGGCAATAGCAACTTTAAAGATTCTCGCAGGAGAGCAGAAAGGTTGGAAAAATTGGGCATCCAATACATTGACTGCGGTACTAGTGGTGGTGTTTATGGTCTTGAGCGTGGATATTGTCTTATGGTTGGGGGTTCAAATACTGCAGTATCCATTGCAAGTCCAATCTTTAGAGCACTCGCACCAGGTATTGCCTCTGCTCCCCGCACAGACCCTCACACAAGAGCCACTAGTGCTGAGTATGGTTGGTTGCATTGTGGACCACCAGGTGCAGGTCACTTTGTAAAGATGGTTCATAATGGTGTAGAGTATGGAATCATGCAAGCATATGCAGAAGGATTTAATATCCTACATGAAGCTGATGCTGGGTCAGCTTACATCAAAGAGGGTGATGCTGAAGTTGCTCCTATGGAGAATCCAGCAGATTATCAATATGATGTTGATGTTGCTGAGGTGGCTGAGTTATGGCGTCGTGGCAGTGTGGTTGGTTCTTGGTTGCTTGACCTTACCGCTAATGTATTACGCGGCGATAGAGAGCTTAGCAAGTACGGTGGGAGAGTATCAGACAGTGGTGAGGGTCGTTGGACTGTCAACGCTGCTGTGGATCTTGGTGTACCCGCTCCTGTTATTACTACAGCACTCTTTGAAAGATTCAACTCAAGAAGACTTGGAGAGTTTGGAAACAGAATCCTCAATGGAATGAGATACATGTTTGGAGGGCATCATGTTCGCTAATGTTTTATTCTGGATCTCAATACCCTTTGTACTATCCACAATATATTTCGGGTTACGAAAGGGTGAGAATGTCTATTACGAATCAGATAAGTATAATGGAAATGGAACAGCCCACTAAAACCCTGGTCATCTTTGGGGCAACTGGTGACCTGTGTAGAAGAAAACTTATTCCTGCCCTTAACAATCTTTATAAGAAAAATCTGCTGCCTGAAAGTTATAAGATTATTGGTGCAGCACGCAGAGAACACACAAGACAATCATGGTTAGAAAGTCTTGATGCTTATTATGAAGCAGGTCTATCACTCAAGATGGACTATCATCAATGTGATCTAGCAAATGTTGATTCTCTTAGATCAATACCTGTAACAGATGATATGACATTCTTTCTGTCTGTTCCTCCAGACAGATATGTAGATGCCATTGTAAACCTTAAAGCAGCAGGACTTTTAAATGATCCAGAAAGGACCAGGGTGGTTATTGAAAAACCTTTTGGGGCAGATATTCAATCTGCTAATCATTTACAGTCAGTGGTGGCTGGATGTTTACGCGAGAAACAAGTATATCGCATTGATCATTATCTTGGCAAAGATAGTGTTAATAATATACTTGCTACTAGGTTTAGTAATACTCTTCTGGAACCCCTTTGGAATAGGAATTTTATAGAAGAAGTTCAAATCTTTGCAACTGAAACCATTGGTTGTGAGGGAAGGTCTCAATATTATGATACTGCTGGTGCTGTAAGAGACATGCTACAGAATCATATGCTTCAGATTCTGTCATTGATTGCTATGGAAGCACCTTGTAGAAATGATGCTACAGAGATAAGAAGAGAAAAGGTTAAAGTTCTTGCTGCCACTTCACTAGGGGAGGACCTCATCTGTGGACAATATGAAAATTATCGTAGTGAAGAGGGTGTTGATCCTCTCAGTAGTACTCCTACCTATGTCGCTGGTTCTTTTCATGTCAATAACTGGCGTTGGAAGGGAGTACCTTTTTACTTTATGACAGGTAAGAAGATGCCTTATGCTTGCACTGAGATAGTCATCAAACTGAAGGAACCACCATTGAATCTATTCACTGGTCATGAATTTAATGACAGAATTGTGATTAGACTTCAACCAAATCCACACCTTGATATTAGAATTGATATGAAGGCACCTGGACTTGATGATGCTGTGGAAACAGCAACATTAACACATCCATATCCACCTGGTGCTGTAGATGGTTATGAAAAACTTTTCTTTGATGCCATGAATGGTGATCAATCACACTTCGTTCATGCTGAAGAAGTGTTAGAATCTTGGAGGATTGTTGATGATTTGTTATGTGTTGGTGAACATTGCTCCATCCGCACTACTCCCTATGTCTATATGCCTGGATCATGGGGACCACATCATAAAACAGAAAGAATCACTCACTGGGATTATCCTGCATGAATCCAGACGAAAAGAGAGAGTTTCACAAATCTCTCAGAGAAAGAATCAAACAACTTAGAATGGATCATTTATTTGAGGAACCTTGTCCTCTATATGAACCTGAATGGGAAGAAGATTATTTTTGGGATTGCAGACTAACCTATGACCATGAGGATGAAGATGCATAAAGTATCACACTTTGCAGCATATGTTCTCAACAATCCAGTTTCACTTAGTTTCCTTTGTCTAGCATTAATATTTGTACCTGTCCTTGGTATGTGGGCAGTTCATAAATATAGCTGGGAGCACTGGGAACCATTTGCTAAGAAACACAAATGAAACCTATCATTTTAATAGCATGTTTTCTCCCTATTGGAATTATTTGGATTGTGATGAAATTAAGTCTTTGGATTTCAGCAATCAATGATGAGCAAAGATATGTCAGATCAGAATCCAGAAAACCACACGGACCATATGTGGCAAATGCATATGAAGATGTTGACTCAGAGGAAGAAGAGTATGGAGATCGCACAGACTATAGATGATGCTCTCCACCAATACTATGTGGTTGAACGTGGAGAGGATGTACCTAACTGGAGGTACATCAAGGATGCTCAGTGGTGGATTGATTATCTTAAATCATTAGGGATAGACCCTAGAAACCCATGAGAACTACTATATATGAGTATCTACTAGCATTCTGTATAGGTTTTGCAACTTGTTTTGTTGTATCTGTAAGAGAGATAGATAAATTTAAAGGTTGTCCTACTCCAGAGTATTTCAGAAATGAAACACCTTGAATTATTTGGCACTATACTACTATTTGTTTTTGGTGTGACTATGATATATCAAGGTCATTTAATTTTTCACGGAAAGAAAGGATACAGGCATTGTGAAAGAGAGAAAAAGAAATCAGAAGATACAAGAAGAGTTATAGAAAGTTTATTAAAAGATAAATGAATTTATTTTTAAGACCCCTTGAAGATGTAAATGATGTCACCTGGAGTATTGTATGGTGTCTTGTAATACTTCTTGCAGGTGTTACTTACTATATTGTCTATATATTGCGTATGGCTTTTGATGAGTTGAATCATGACCACAATCAATCAGAAGGACGCGGACCAAGATCAACTGATAGCACTGCTGACACACAGGATTGAAGATGCTGAAAAAATGGCAGAAGAACTTCGTAATCGTGTTCGTAAACTAGAAAGATGGGTTTGGGGTGCAGGTGCTGTTATTACTGCTGCCATTACATTAGTAGGTTTTATTGCTGCAGTAGATGCAAAGGAGGTAGAGAATGGGAGCTATGGTCCCACCCAGCAGGAAGAGTTGTTACAATTTCAGAGTAATTAAAATCAACAGAGTAGTTGATGGAGATACAATTGATGTAACAATTGATCTGGGTTTTGATTTATTTAAAAAAGAAAGAGTCAGAGTTGCTGGTGTTGACACACCTGAGAAACGCACAAGAAATCTTGAAGAAAAGGAGTTAGGAATTGACGCTACAAATTGGATTAAAAAACATCTTGAGGAAGCAATTAGTGGGAAGGAAGATCTTGTTATCAGAACTGAGCTTGTTGGTGGGATGGGCAAATATGGTAGACTCCTTGGGTGGTTATACATCGCAGATTCCGAGTTATCGCTCAATGAAATGATGATTGAGGAAGGATATGCTTGGGCATATGATGGAGGAACCAAGCAAAAGAACTTTGAAGAACTTAGAGAAATTAGAAGATCAAAAGGAACATTAGTATAGGAGAACTAAATGAAATTTTTATTTGCCTTTATTGCCACACTTTTTCTTGCAGCACCTGCATGGGCAGTAGATGTTCAGATGGGATCAGGTGGAAACTTGATTTTTGAACCATCAGAGGTTACAATTGATGCTGGTGATTCAATTCACTTTGTAAACAACATGCTTCCTCCACACAATGTTGTGGTAGAGGATCACCCTGAACTCTCTCATGAGGCACTTGCAATGATGCCTGGTGAGGAGTTTGATGTCACTTTCCTTGATTCTGGGGATTATACATATTGGTGTGGTCCTCACAAGGGGGCTGGTATGATAGGAACTGTACACGTAAACTAATGTCAACTTATTCAATTACACTTAAAACACCTGATGGTGAAAAGACCATTGATTGCCCTGATGATTCATACATTTTAGATGCTGCTGAAGAAGCAGGCATTGATATGAACTATTCTTGTCGTGCAGGTGCTTGTTCTTCCTGTGCTGGTAAAATTGTATCTGGAACTGTTGATCAGACTGATCAATCTTTCTTGGATGATGATCAAATTGAAGTAGGATTTGTTCTTACCTGTGTTGCTTACCCAACATCTGATTGTGTAATTGAGACAGAAAAAGAAGAGGAACTCTATTAATGCCTAACCCCAATGCTCTTTTTGAAGACATGAAGAAACTCAATGCTCTTTATGAAGAGCTTTGTTGGGATGTAGATGATGAACTTGTCTTCACTCATGATGGTGCAGAAGTAATCATCTACAATAAAACAAAAGAAAAACAAAAGAAAAAATAAACCCTGCTATATACATTAAAAGTAGCAATGAAACCATGCAGAAAATTGTAAACGTAATTTCATTATTTTCTGGTCTTGTGTCTCTTACAATTGTAGGAGCAACTGGTTATGTTTACTTGAATAGGGACTCATTAATTGAGAAAGCAACAGCAAATATTACAGCTGCAGCAACTGGAGCAATCACCAAGGCTTTACCATCTATTGTAGATGGTGCATTACCTGGGATGCCTGAAGTCACTGGTGGTGTTTCTGGTATTGTAGGTGGTGGTGTTACTGGTCCTGCTATTCCCTTAGGTTTATGAACAAAGTATTAAAGTATAGTCTTATAGGTGTACTTGGTATTTTTGGTGTAGCACACATTGGTTTATTGGGGTATGTTCTAAAAAAACCTGTAGATACAGTTGCCCCAGTGCCTACAATCAATATTCCAAAAGGTCCATATTCTTCTTACAAGATTAAAGCAGGTAAGGATGGATATGAAATTGAATATAAAGCAAATGATCCTGCTATTCTTGAGTCTCAGAAGTCACTGAGTCTTGACAAGGAAAGGAAAGGATTCTTTGGTCGTGGAGGTACTGAGATCAGAAGAGAGTGGCGTAAAGATCAATTCACTGCAGAAGGCACTAGAAATATTGGGAGTGTTGGAGGTGATGGCGAGGGAAAGTTGACTGCAAAAGAAGAAGAGTGTTTAGTGGCGGACGCTGGCGCAAGGTCACAAGGTGCAATGGCAGGAACTAGTCTTGCTGCTGGTTTAGCAGTTCCTGCAGCTGCAAGTATTCCTTATGTTGGATGGTTAGCAGGTGGTTGGGCTTTACTCTTAGGACAGAACATTGGAGAGGCATCAGGGTCCATTGTTAATTCTATGATCAGTGATTGTTAATGCCAATCCCTGATATTAGAATAAACAATCTTAAGATTGGTGATGTTGAAATACATGAAATGCCCAGGTGGTTAACAACAGATCCTCCTGTGGCACTGCCAATCTATCCACCAGTTACACAAGAATTAGGGACACCTATTGTAAACATCCCTGGTTGTGTTACTGCTCATAAAGATAGTAGTGAGAATACAAACTTAAAGGAAGAAGATGATAAAGGAGTAGTGACCTTATGTGATGCAGGAACACCTAGTTTCAATGCACTTGATTATGATGCCAATAGAATTAAATTAGAACAAGAACCACCTCCACCTCCTGCATATAAACCACCACCAAAACCTGAACCACCACAAACAAAAACTCCAGAAGTTCCTAAGACACCAGAGATATCTATGCCTGAGTGTCCAACTAGAGAACAACAATTAAAAAACCCCATAGGAAAGATCCTAGAGGGTAATCAGAAGATTGTTAATTATGAAATGGTAGGTAAGGAATGTCTACCTGTTATGGAAAAGTTATCAATACCTGATCAAATTGTTCAGAACATACCATCAGCAGGTATGGTAACCACTACTGCATCTATCGCTGTTGTGGCAACGTCCTCGGCACTGCTTGCAAAACCTCTTGCTGATCTTTTGTTAAAAGTGGTGAAACCTGTGGTAAAGAAGGTGATGAAGAAGATTGCTGTCTTAAGGGGTAAGAAGATCCCGCCACAGTCCTCTGCTGAGAGGATTGCTGAGCAGAGGCAGAGGAATCAAGCTGTGAAGGCACTGCGCTCTGTTCGCCCATTGAAGAAATAGAGGGAATAGAGTGTGTATGATTTTGAATCTGAGTTACATTCTGAACTACAACATCAGCACATATTTTTCTATAAGGACTCCTGGGGTGAAAACTAATTCCAGCTTTCATTAATTCACCACAATTTTTAAGTCTTGCGAGTTCAAAATCTAATCTTTTGTTAGCAAGTAGTTGACTTTGTAGTGCAATCTGTGTTTCTGCTGCTTGTTTACATCGTGCTTGCAATCCACCATCAAGTGGGAATGAAACCGTTGCAGAGAAACCAATACTGGTGCTGAGATTTCTTGTCATACCAGTTCTAACTGGTTTCTGCCAGAGTTGACTTCCTGGGTTATCAGGAACACCATCACCCTGCATCTCCATGATTGTGATGGTCATATCTTGACCATCTTCATATGCTCTTACTGTTTCACCATCTGTATTAACATAAGTCCTATTGTCATACCAAGATTCCCAAGGCCAGTTCTTGACATTCTTTTGAACTTCTACCAATCTGCCTTCAAAATCCCTAGCATCATATTGAGGTTCCATGTAATAGGTTTCAAAGGGATCCTTATCACTCCTTGCATGAGTAATAAATGGAGTGAAGTTAGCAGTAGGACCCTGACAACTAATCCCTCCTCCATAAGTATTAGTGATATATGGACCTTGCAAAACTTGGATGGCTTGGTTAGTCACTGAGCCTGAACTATTTGCAATAGGATTTGCAGTTGCAGACACACCACCAACATCAGCAGCATTAACAGGTGAAGCAATAGCAAGTGCTGCTATTGCGTGAAGATACTTGTAGTATCTGTTACGCTTGTTACCTCTGTTGTTCTTTGAATCACAGTCTGATTTGTAATCCCTGGACCCTGATATGTGGTTGTGAACTGAAATGCTGCTCCAGGGTTTGTAATCGTGAAGTTTGAGTTGCTGAAGTCCAATCCAACTGCTGAACTTGTTACTTGACCCTCTATTCCACCCAAAGGAGTCACTGTCACATTGCTGGTTGTTGTTGGTGGCAGAAGTGCTGCCCCATTGTTGGAAACATTTGTTCCAGATACTGTGTATTGCCATCCTGTTGCATAGTCTATGGAGTTAATCGTTTCAGTCTGTTTAGATGTGGTTTCTGTGTGGCTGGTCATGGAGCCTTGAGTGAAGTTTGGTACAACAGGAACAGATTTTGCAGGTTGTACCAAACCATGAATGACTCCAAGAACCAATCCCAAACAGATTGCTTCTTGAAATCTAGACATGTTAGTCAATCACAGTTATTTCACTAACAAACTGTCCTACAGCACTTGTTCCAGCTCCACCAGCTGTCATTGTAATACCACCATCTGTTGCAATAGTACCAGCAAGTGTGTCTTTGGTTCCAGCAGTGTAAGAAGTTTGACTGGAGAAATTGCCAACAGTTCCTACAGTTGGAGCAGAAGTGGGAACTGCATCACCTTGAAGATAAGAGGAACTAAAGGAGAATGCTTCTCCAGCAGTTGCCTGAGTTGCAGAGATAGTACCAGGAGCATAGATACCACTAGACAAGGTTCCTGCAGTAACAGTTCCTGCTGTAGTTCCATCAGTTGTATTTACATTACTCCCTGTCACACTGTATTGGGAACCCAATCTTGTTGCAGTTGTTCTTGCAGAGTCAACAGTGAGTTGAACGCTACTGGACATTTTATGAACCAGACCACCAGCATTCGCTGCTGTGGGTGCTGCCATCAAAATCATAATTAAAGGAATAAACCTTTTCATATTTTTTGAGGAGGATACCGTGCGTGTATTTAGCGTTTTATCATTGTAACTTCATGAACATAAATAGTGTTCATAATCTACTTATGCATTCCATTGGACAAAGAAGTATCAGACTTTACCTCTACAAGGGTTGAGTGCCCCAGATGTGGGGCGATATGGTTAAATGGACAACACTATTGGAAAACTGGAGTTAAAGGTGATGATGAAACCTTAAGCAATCTTGTGTGTGGGTTGAAAGATTTTCATGATTGTGTAAATCCAAGACACAAAATAGGACATATATATGGTGATAAGGATACCTGGGACAAAAGAGCAGGTAAACTTAGACAAATTACAAAGGAAATTGAAGATGCCGAGGGGACAGATTACCAGATATGAAATTCAATCTAGACTTTTTAAAATAAAAGATGAGTTGAGGGGGGAGAATGCCCCTTCTGAATATAAGTTCCTTGCTGATCAATACCTAAATAAGGTATTAGATTACGTTGAACAGTTCAGGTACTGATGAACCTATACACAAGAGCAAGAAAGCATATTGATATGTCACGCGTTAAGTCTATGCGTGAAGAAAATAATCAGAAAAAATTACTTCAGGAATATAATAAAAGAAAAGAACTTGCAAAATTAAGAGATAAACACAGTCCAGAGTTTTCAAATTGGAGAGGAACTGTTACTGAAGGAATGAATACAGGTAATGTGTTCTTTACCACTCTTCCTGCCACAGGAGAAACTGATCTTGAAACTATTTCAACACAAGTTTCATCAAGTTTTGAAGATGCTGGTGGAAATGATGCTTTTGAAAACACAGTTGTAAGAGGGAGTGGATCTGGTTCAGGTTCTGATGGTGGATTTAATATTGGAAATCACCTTGCTTTCCAAGGAGATGGTCAACCAAGATGGGCGATTCTAAAACCAATTGACTCATCAAAGTTTGACACCCTTACTATTAGTGCCATTAGAGGAAACGACACTAATGGTGGTGAGGATCCTGATGAAACAGGAGAGGAGTTAAGACTGTACTATCTACCACCTGGTGGTTCTGCTTTTAGATCTGTTGGTGTTAATCCAGAAGGTCAACAAGTTCAACCTGCAGACTATGATGTCATTATTCCTCTTGGAAGTGATGATAGTGGTTTGAAAGATTATCAAATTAAACTTCCATCTTATGCCAGAGGTGCAGCATTTAGATACATGCTGTATCAATTAACAAATAGTGGCACTGGTTTTGATAATTATGGTATTAAAAATGTTAGATATCAGAGAAAAGCACCTCTAAGTCTCTTTGTTCCTCTTGATAGTCCTGAGGCAGTGTCATTTATTAATGATGGAAGTGGTGGTCTCTCTCCTGAAGAGAAAAAGAAAAGACTTGAGGATATGCTCGCTGCTTCTGATGAATATCAAAGTAGACAGTTTCCATTCAATAAAGCAGCATATGATAAAGCTGCACGAGATGTTTCTAGAAACATTCAAATATCACTTGATCCAGATACCTTTAAGTTTCCTGAGTATCAAACTCCAGCATATAATGATATGTTCCCCAGTTATATTGATTCTCAATCAAGCACTGAACAAATTGATAGATATTTAGAGCAAAGAGGACTGACTGTTGATAGTCTTGCTAAAGATTTTGACAAGATGAAAGGATCATTTACAACTTTGGGCCAAGAAGGAACTCTTTTGCTCATTAATAATCCAGATACTCAAGAAAAAGCAATTGCTGCTATGGGTATTGATTTTAATATTGTCAAAAATTTGACGGATGATACTTATAGAAAACTAAGCAAAATGACATCCTTTACTCCTGGAGGCACACCATCAACTGGTTGGAATGGCAAGTTCTACATGTATAATGATCCACAACTTGAGGCATCACAAATTGTTCCTCTTGAAACTTACATAGAGGCAAAGAAAAGAGATGATTTTTATGGTGTTGAAAAACCTGATAGGGTAGAACCAGGTAAGAGATATGTAATTGAGAAACAATATAGTTTCAGTAAAGAAGCAACACCAACTTATACAGGACCAAGAAATAAACAACTTGATGATGCATCTAAAACTGCACATGATAGAATGTATAGTGTAGGTGCATCTGTGGGTGATTTAGGATTTAGATGGGACTTAACGCATTTTGAAAAAGGTCTTGGATCAGGATTAAAAGCAGGAAGTAATTTTGCTAGAGGACAAGTTGTTGAATCAATGACAGCAGTGTTAAATCACATGTATAATAATGCAGATTTATTTGCCTATATGTACGCTGGTGGTGGTGTCTATGGAGCTAGTGGAACACAAATAGACACAATGCAACCATACGATCCCTTATTTTTTCTCTTTAGAAGTATTGATGGAATTTCAGAAGGAAAAAGAGCACTTGACATTGCATTAAATACAAGTGCAAGACAACTTGATTATGGAAGAGATGATTTTGGAGGAAGTGATCCTGAGAGACTCTATCAAAATCATCTCAAAGAAAATGACAGAACTGTAGAAAATTTTCAAGAAGCATATAGAAGAATTAAAACTCTAAGCACTGATTTTGCAACTTATGATAACGATGAGTGGTATAGTAAGGATGATCGTAATGTTGTAGCAATTAAAAAAGTTCACCCATACAGTGGTCTTCCTGAACCTGGAGAAGAACCTACACCAGAAGAACCTACACCAGAGGATCCAAAAGAAAGAGATCCATATAATTATTATCCTGAGTATGATGACATTGAAGATATCCCATCAAAAGTTACTGGTGAGGACGTGAAGATGACTATTGATGATCTAGGTGCTGCTGGATATGCTGCATACAAATTAGGTGGTGGTGATGCCAAGGTTAAAGAAGGATTTACAGTAGCACAAGTCATTAAAATAGGACAAGCAAATATAAATGCTTTCTCTCCTGGTGCTCCAGTTCAAAAACCAATTAGTAATCCAGAGAAACAAACACCTAATTTGTTAAAGGGATTGGTTGAAGTTC